GATTACCTTGAATATGCCCTGGTTGGCCGAGCTGAGATCGGGGGCAGCAACCCGCACCCAGTCGTCTTCAGCAAGCGTGTTGAACGCCGGGGGAGTTCCTGTCCCGTCGTGCTCAATCATGTACACATCATCATTCACATGAACAACGTCGACCTGTGTTGTCGCGTCACCGTATCCGGTAAGCGTTGATGTGTCCAGGTTCACCGCGAGTCTGTAGTCTGTCGACTCGTACCCTTCACTCACCGGTCCAACAAAAGCGGACACAGTGTCGGGCTCATCGTTCGCATCGAAGGCTGAATCGTCTGTGTGCCTGACAAACGTTGCGGCGTAGCTCACCCACTTTCCGTAGGTCAGCCCTGCAGAGGCTTTGTTCGCAACAACCGGGCTGCTGCACTCTGCGTAGATGTCGAGGAACATCTCTCTGGCTGACCAGACCGAGTTGTCAGAATCCCACTCGACTATCTTGTGCCCAAGAGTGACAAGGTCGCTCACAAGCAGGTTGTCTGCCTGCACGATGTCGCTTACGACATAGAGGCCACCGAACATGGGGACGATCCCGAACCTGGCGTTGGCGCCGTACTCGCCAGCGACAACGGTGTATCGAGAATCGTTGAGGTTTCCAACCGCGTTGTCTATGTCCCAGCACTCCACCCCGTAGTACGCGCGATCGCTGTCTACCACGTGGATAATGAACGCGAACCGGTTGCCGCTGGAATCCTCAACCATTACAGCAGGTGGGCGAAACAGCGTCGCAAGGTCGGTCGACACGTCATTGCGGCCGATGTCGGTCAGGTCAACAAGAACATCCACGCATCCAGGGCGTGGAACGGCTGGATCTCCTGGAAGCGCATTCTCCAATAGCTCGCACTGCTCACGAGGGAATAGTTCGCTCTTGCGGTCAGCGACCGTATTCATGCCACCAATGTGGCCCTTATTAGGAATCGGGCTAGTCTGAGGCATTCGTGTGCGTCATCCTGTATCGGGATCCTAACTTCTGCTTCATGCCAGTGAACGCGCGCTTCACGATCACGTTCTTCTGCCGCAGGCGTCGGCGTTCGGCCTTCAGGTCGTCCACGTCCTCCATCCACTGCCCCTTCGATGCCATGGCTGCCTGGGATAGTTCATTGAGCTTTGCCTCAGCCTTCCATCGATAGAACGACTCTATACAGTCCTCGAACTCGTCGCCAACAGGAATCTCTGTGTTTGTTGCTGCCACCGTAGCGTACGGGGAGACGTATTTAAGCATCAGGTAGTAGCCAGACTGCACTATGTCCCCGGCACTTACAGAGCCAGCATCCCACGTAGCGACAGTGTCTGCCTCAAGAAACGTGATTCTCGGGTTACCACTGCCGCCGTCCTCCGCGGTGTCCGCAATCCGATACCCGTTGCCGGCAAGCGTCCCCGCCGTAACCACGAAAAGATAGCCGTTGTAGTCGTCATCGTCTGGGGCAAGGTCGTCGAACTCGATGTACCCAGACCCGTATGTAGTAATAGACGACGTGTCGTCGGGGTCTTCCTCTTTGTCGAAGGTCTTGTCGATGAGCTTCAGCTTCCCGTTGATCTGTTCAATTGGGTACTTGATCTCTGGCTGCAATGGGTGGTAAAGCTCGATCTCAGTCCGAAAATCGCCTGGTAGGTCAATCCACTTATCGTCCTCAACAACGACCCCGCACTCCTTCTTCACCTCTGGAAGGAAGCCCTCGCGAGCAAGCGCTCTGAGGGCCTCGTTGGTCCAGGATATGTACGTGGAGTCGGCATACCGATGCTGCATCCACGTCGGAAGCCGACTCTCAATTGTGGCAATCGTCGACATCAATCACCTACTTCTGGCATAGGGGCATCGCGCCACACTTCTCGATCTTGCGCCACGTCGAAGTCATGCTGAGGGTGTTCCAGTCCTGAACCGTCAGTGAGTCAGGAGACACCAGCTCATACTTCCGCCCGCTTGTGCTGGTCAGAAGCGTTTGGGCGTAGGAGAGAGGCACCAGATAGTGGGCGTCGCCGGTTGTCGGGTCAACGACCGGTGCGTAGTCGGCGCGCTTCTTGTCGGGCCCATCGATCGACAGAATCACCGGCGGGATTCCTTCGCGATACCGCTGCATGACCTCGACAAACTGTGTCGGGTCGTTGCCGTGCTTCTGCAGCCCGGTTGCCCGCTCCGTTTGTCCACCATCGGACAAGCGCCGCTCAAGTCGGTCTGACTTGTCCCGCTCTCCAATAAGCATCTTCTTCATGAGCCCGAGTTCGCCCTCAAGCTCCTTGATCTTGTCGTACGCCTCTTTGGACTTGGCCATCGTTGTGCCACGCGAAGCAGTCAGTTCCGACTCAAGCGAATTCACCTGCTTTTTTGACGACTCGACCAACTGCTTCAGGTCCTCGTTCTCAGCAGCAATGCGCTGATACTCGTCGGGCTGTGACCTCACCAGGTCGGCATCGACCTTGTTGTCAGCACCCTTTTTCTTGCCAGCCATGACACCTCCAATGGTTTGGATATGCTCACCCAGACAATGGGACAGGCGGCCACCCGGGCACACCATAACCCTCCGTTGATGTTCCAGCCACACTCAATAGAAAGTAGCAGAGATTAGAACCGATCATGCAATCAGCCGGCGCGTAGAAGACTGCCTGAGTGAAGCATTCGTATGCTTCCGGGGTGTGCCCCATCTCGCGCAAGACCTGACCCAGATTGTTCCATGCCCCAGCGTGGCTCTTGTCGATTTCCAGTGCTTTGCTCAGTTCGGGCAGAGCTGCCGATGGTGTCCCAAGCGCGATGTAGCAGCCGCCTATGTTGGTCAGCACATCGGCAGACTCACCACGGGTAGCGCACACATTTACGAACACCTTCAGCGCACCGGCAAAGTTGCCGCGTTGAAACTCCTCTACTCCCTTCTCGACTTCACTGATGTATCCCGGCGAAAAATGGGGCAAGCTCTTGGGGGACATCGGCGCCTCCAGGTATTTGAGGTGCTACCGCGTCCGCCAAAGCCTCGAGTTCCACCTCCCGCTCAAGACTCTTTCGTTCGTCGTCGACCTTCATGAAGCGGGTAGATATGGCCTCAACCATAAATGCTACCTGCGCTCCAGGAAGCGAATCGACCACTTGCGACAGCACCCCGAGTGAGAATTGTAGTTCCTCGCACCGACCCTTCATCTCTGCGTGTTTCGCGGCTTGCTGGACCGCGATCGACTTCATGTACGGGTCGCTCATTGCTTCTCCCTTGGGTAGGAAGGAGCCCGGCCGCCCGTAGACGACGGGCCCCCATCACTCTTGATCAGACCCTGTCACTACGCTGCGTAGCGGTCACGGACGCTCCAGACAGCAATCCCGCCCGAAGTCCCACCGTGCGTTGTCCCGCTGATCTCGTACACAACCGTTCCGTCGGTCGTACAAGCCAGCTTGTTGATCGTCGGGCCAAAGCTCGATCCTGCCGTCCACGAACCAGTCAGAGACCCGGCGATGCTGTCGTTGGAGGTCACGCCGGCCGCACTGATCGACCCAGAGCTACCAGCGTCGCTGGCGGTAACACCGTAACCACCGAGCGAGTACCGCTGAACGGTCCCAACGATCTGCCAGTTCGCACCATCACTCTTGATGAGCACGGAATCACGTGGGCGCAGAACGATAGTCGTGCTTCCGTCGATCGTCTCGGCGGCGTTTCCGTCGATCGTGATGTTGCCGGCGCCAATGCTTTTCAGGAAGAAAAACTTCCCGCGGGCATTGACTGCGGTCGGAAGAGTGACCGTCGTTGCCGTTGCGCGGTTGAAGACGACCACTTCCTGCTCTTGCTTCAGCGTGGTAGCGTGCTGAACGCTCGTGGTGCCGTCGAGCACCTTATTCACCTCGGCAACAGCATCGGCGTTCACCACGTCGAATGCATCATCTGAGGCCGCCAGGACCTTGAATGTCCCGTTGTTCGCGCTGCTGAAGTTGGAACAGTTGACCGTCGCCCAGTCGCCGGTCCTGAGCCCGTTGGTCTTCCAGTTCGGATCGTCGCCGGTGGCGTCGTACGTGTACCGGCCAACACCGACGCGTGGCACCGAAATGTCGATCTGGGCACTTGTGGTCCCCAGGAGTGCGTTGACGCCAACGTGGTCGAGCTTGGAATCCCTGAGCCAACCGATTCGATGCTTCACCCATCGGTGGTACTCGTAGGGGTTTGTGGTTTCGGCCAGCGAGTCGGCGACGTACTCGTGGTGCATGTCACCGACAGCAGCCTGGGAGTAGTCGGTTGCGTTGGGATACGCAAAACCGGCCGTTTCGAGGGTCTTGTGATACTGCTTCACGCTCTGTCCACTCGAATCCGCACGCAGCTCATTGGCTGCAAGTACGTTGTGGGGGTCGTCTGTCTTTCGGTCGGCGATCGAACTCGCCACGGGGCCAGACAGCACCCTTTTTGCGGTGGACTTCTTGTCCTCAGAACTCATGACACCACTCATGTCGTGTGCCTCCTGTTATGTGTACAACATATTGTTCTGTCCGTCACCACAACCAGGATCAGTTACGATCCGATTGCGGTTCCAATCCCTGCATCGTACCACGCACCGATGAACATATGCGGGTTCTCCATCTCGGTCCGGCCGTCCTTCGCGTCCCACTCGTTGCGCACGAAGCCATCGTCCCAGTGACAGGCGTATTCCCACCCCTTCTGGTGGTCTTTCTGCTTCATGGTCACGTTCCAGCTCATGTCCTTGCCGCGCAGGAAGCTCTTGGCCCCCATGAACATGCCGAGAGCGATCTTTGAGCTGTTGGAGTAGCTTCGAGGGTCGGAGTCCAGCCCACAACCGTAGACCGGCAGCCCGCCGGATGTGGACGGGCGGAACGACTCGATGCCACGGTACGGGATGTACAGAACACCGTCCATGTCGTACGCGTCCATGTGATTGAGCGCCGGGTTGCTCTTGGCGCGCTCACGAGCGTACTTCATGAGGGTTTCAAGGTCGCCGCCACGGGCGAACAGGCGCCACAGGAGCGCGCGGTCAACGACGGCGATCGTCTTGTACGACGAGCCTCCGATGGTCGCTTCCTCCTTGTAATACTGCTCACAGATGTTCCCGACCTTGTCGTGCTCGGTAAGGCCGAAGTGATACGTGGACGAATTCGCCAGCGTATCAAGGGCCGTCGCAACAGCCGCTTCGTGCGTGGCTCTGGTGCGGCTTGCGCTCACAAGCCCAGTGCCAGGCACGTAGAAGTGGTAACACGAACGGAACTGACCAGCAGAGGCGCCCGGAAGCGTAACCCCGAGCCCACCGTTCGTGGAGAGCAGAAGGTTCCTGCTTGCCCCAAGCAGTGCCGCTCGGACAAACTCGTAGTCAATCTCCTGAGCGGTCCACTTCGTCATCTGAGCCATCAGGTCGCCCTTTGGGTCAGTAATGACCGATTTCGCCTGCTTCTGCGAACACCGCCCCGGGAGCTGCCATGCCTTCGAGTCGATCTGATTGATCCACCCCTTGGAGTGCTTGTACTCGGTGAAGTCGCCGGTCACAACGTCTGAGTCACCGTACCCTCCCGGCATCCCCTCAAGGTCTTCCATCAGTGTCATCCGGAACTCGTTGCCCTCGGTGACCGACTTTTCCTGGATGATCGAGGAATTGCCTATGTCGATGGACCGACCGAACCGCATTGTCTGCGTCTTCACGTACCGGCCGCCGTTGAGCCGACCAACAAGCGTCTTCCAGCTTGTTTTGGTGAAGATTTCTTTCGCCAGTTTGGGGTTGACTATTTCTGCGTGGGTGGCGTCCCCACTGTTTCCCCAGTAACTCTGACCTGCCATGTCGCGCCTCCTGTTGAGATGAATTGCTAATCGCCGTCTCGCCCACGTTTGCGCCGGATTATGCTTTCTCCGCGCTCACGCAGGCGAGAAAGTCTGTCAATCTGGCGCTCGTCACCACCAGCCCGGAACAGCAGCTCCTCATGGTAGCTGTCGTCTGAGGCCAGCTTGACAACGTCAATACCGTCCTCGTACCGTCCGCCCCGCTGCCGCCTGTCGCTGCCACGACTGCGAAGGGTGCGGGCGGTTTCCTTGTCTGTCTTCCGAAACGCATTGATTGCGCTGCTCCGACCACGAGCAATCATATTGGCGTCGCGGCGACCACTGTTCACAGAGAACTCCCAGCCTTCTTCGGCTGCTACAGCCGCATAAAGGCTTTTGGGCTTCATGGTTGCTATGTCGCCATACTTCCACCCCCGATCGCTACAGAACTTCTGTATCTTGCGACCAACGGCGTTCCACGCCTGCCAGTCACCATGCCCAGCCGTAATCTTCGAAACATCCTTTTCTTTGACCTGGTGGTCAGGGTGGATGTTCGCAGCCTCGAGCAGGACAGCCATGCCGTTCTGGTTTGCCTGCTCCGTCTCGCGCTGATGCTTGTACCGAATCTCAAGGTTTGCCCCGAGATTTTGGGCGCGCCGCTCAACTAAGTTTTGGATAATCTTTGCTGCGCCGCCCTCTGTGTCGCTATTGAGTATCGCCCGGACCTCTGTTGCCGAAACCTGGTCAACCGGGTAAAGCGACCCGCCCTGTCCGGACTCAATCATTTCCTTGCGGTGCTTGATGATGGGGTCGTCTTCGAGCGAGTCGACCATCCCCTTCAGTGTGTCGCGCTCTTTCTTCAGGTCTTCATACCCGCCATAGAAATCGACCACAGCAGTGCGAGCCCTGCGCCCCATGCCTTTGAGGTCTTCGCCCTTGAGTCCCGGGATAACGTCGTCCTCAAACTCAACAGTTTCTTCCTGCTCATCGCGGGCTTTGCGCATTTCTGCCCGGAGGTCGTCGGCTGTCATCGACTTGCGATAGTCGAAATCGAGACCCTCCTCGATCATAATGCGTCGAAGCTCGGCCTTGTCGTCTATCTCCGCAAGGTCGTCGTTGACCTCTTCGTTGTCGTCGTCATCACCTTCGCCGTCTGGATCATCGTCTGGATCATTGGGATCGTCTTCGTCGTCGCCAGTACCGCTTTTGTCGTCATCATTACCTCTGACTGGAGGTAAGTCAGTGTCGTGCCCGTTTCCGCCAGCCTTGGCATCACGGACCATTTCCTGGTACTCCTCGTCTTGGGAGAGCACCGTCTTGATGAACGTTTCTTCGTCTTCTACAACAACGTCAGAAACACCGTCTTCCAGTGTGACACCCTCAACGCCGCCAGTTTTTTCTTCCTTGGGTCCGTTCACAATTCCTCCCTATGCCGCCGCCATCGCGGGGTCCGGTGGTGTTGGCTGAGTGGGCGGCTGCTGGGCCGCTTGCCCCGACTCAACGAATCCTATTGTTGACAAGAACTCGGCCAATACTGGAAATTCCACAAGCTGCTCACCGGTAAAGCTCAGATTCACACCCTGCTTCTTGGCCCTTTCCGCGTCAATCCTGAGCTTCTCCATTCTTTCCTGTATCTCTAGCTGCGTCTTCTGCTGCTCTGTTGCCGAAAGCTGTTCCTGACGCATTTTTGCGTCCTCTGCAAGGGACTGCCCGGCGTCCTTGATCATCCTGTTTGTCTGGCTCATCATCAGCATTGCGAGTAGTTTGCCTGTCGGATCGGCAGCCATAAGCGGGCCAGGAACAGCGTTCATCCAGATAACAAACTCCTCATGCTCGCGCTGTCGCGCTGACGGGGAGTCATCCACTGGTGTCATCTTCCAGGTATAGCGGTGAGACGTAAGGTCGTTGATAACCGCTTCAGGGTCACCAGAAGCATCGCCGACTTCTGGCATGACTGGCTCGTTTATTGGGACGCCGACCATCTGGTTGCTCTCTTCGTCCATCACCTCGAGCACGTCGTACTCGTCAAACGCATACGGAAGCATTGCCAGCTTCTTGTTCTGAAAACTAGTCCAGAAGTGATTGAAATTATCGACGTAGAGCGACTGGGCAATGACAAATCTTGAAATCTCAATCTGCTTTGCCAGTCCTGACTGTCGTGGCTGATCAAGTGACCCCATGGCATTCTTGTTGATCAGCGTCGCCCTTTCCATGTCCTGCTCGCGCTTCATGGAGTATTCAAGCGCAACCTGACTTGGATTCTTTTCAATCACCTGGATTGCTTCTTGAATTGGACCGGCACGCCTCGATAGCGAGATAAACCCGTTCGCCTTTGTCATCTCAGTAGGAAGGTCGTCGATATTCTCTATGGCGCCTTCGCGCGCAATGACCGTTCTACCGTGCTGTTGGCGTATGTCGTCGAGGTACTCAGTCTCAGCAGTAGCGATAGCAAGCATGTCATTCAGCATGTGAACTGACGGGGAGTCTGGCTTCTGGTCTACCATGGACGCAACGTATGGGCAACCTGGGAGCCGTCCGCCGTCTTGGAACCAATGCAGATCGTTTTCAAGAACAAGGCCGTCGTCGGTCCACGTTGTCACCCAGAGAACCTTTACTTCACGCTCACCAGCAGCGTAACGAGTGCCTCCATCTTCACCCTTACGTTCGAGGTACATATCCCACCGTTCATCGCTCCATTCGGGTGGACGATGAATTACCGGGGCGTCCTCGTTGAAAATGTCGATGCCAACCTCAACATCCTTCAGTAACTTGAACACCCGCTCGTGCACTGCGTGGTATCCCTCCGGTGCCATTGTCGAGCTAATGCCTGTTGTCAGATAGTGGTGCAGCTCGTTCTTCAGGCTGGACGTTCGCTGAGAATCCCACCCGTCGATGTTATCAAACAGGCGTCGCATTGTTTCCTCACGCTCAACACCACGATGATCCTTCGCCCATTTCTGAATCAGCTCTTTTTGCTCTGGATACGCGCGGATTAGTTCTGAGTCTGATCGGTAGTCGTTGTAGATCACCCCGTTGAGATCGGAACCGTCAATCTTGCGCATTTTGAATGATGATGGGAGCATACTATCCCACGGCCTGACGGTAGGACAATACTTGCCCTTGCCGGCGTCACGCTCCTCTTCGTCTGTTGGCTCCCACCAGAGCCAAGAAATGAAGGACGATATAATACCGGCCTCCATTGCTTCTCTGAGAATGAGCCTCTCTTCCCATGCGTCCTCAGCGTGCTTGAGCACCATCTTGACGACCTCAAGCTCGTCGGTATTCGGCGCCTCTTTCTGAAGCGTTCCGCCCTCAGTTACGATAGACCCTGACCGCCGCCCCTGCATGAGTTCGCCGATGAGGGAGTTGAGTGCTGGCGCCATCTTGCGTGGCTCGACACAGATTTTGTCCTCAACATTCTCGTACTGGTCCCTGGTGTCGTCATCGAAGATTTTTCCGTTGTAGCAGTCGTAGCAGGTCTTGCCCCTGTCGATCAGCTCGCGCCAGTAGTTGGATTGGCGGTTGAATAGCTCAGCCTGTTTACTCCAGAGTAGCAGTACGCCTTCGTCGTCCTCTATGGATTTGCCTATTACATCGACATCTGGCTCGAAGAGGTCGCGCATGTTTTCCGGGAGGGCAGTTGGCATCTTTTCTCCAAGGTGAGCCTGTATAACACATAATACATTACCCCGAGGCCACTGTCAATAGCCAAGACCACAATATCTTGCGCCCATATATTACTAGTCGACAATATATCGCCCTTTGATGCGCTCGCGACGATTCTTGCTCATCCTCGGATTTCTGGCTGCTTTGACCCTTTCAGAATCAGATTGCGCGGTTTCTCGGCCGTGGCGCCCAATGGTCGAGTACCTGAAGGAGTCGAAGGAGACGCAAGCGTACCGAACCACGTCTGCGCCGTCCTTGTACTTCTGGTTTACCTGCTCGGACAATGCCTGTGTCGGGTCCCGCTTTTCCTTCCAGGAGTAGCGTGTGATTGCCCTCACCAGATTGTTGCACCGCCTGAAGAACCGCAGCCTCGGCCAGCCAGCAGGGTCAGAGGTGTTCGCAGCCCTGATCTCGTGGTTGTAGTACAGGAAGCTCTCGACCGTCCTGTGCCCATACTCCAGGCTGTCGTTAATCGTGGTGTTGAAGTCAAACCCGTGGTCGGCGTAGAGCTGCGCCAGTGTCATCCCGGTTTCCGGGTCCGGGTCCCTAAACCGGTTCGGGTCTCCCCACCGCTCTACAATCTGCCGCTCAAAACCAAGTTCCTCCTCAAGCCGCCTCCACGCCTCGCACGTCTGTTCGATCGTGTAGTCCCTGGTCTTGATCAGCTCGTACGACTCTAAGGGCCACTCTGCTACCCCTATAAGCTGCTGTAGCGGCGTCACCATGAAGTACCCGGTCATGTCTGGCCGGCGCGGGTGAGGGTCAACCACCTGCACGATTGGGTAGTTCCTGGGGAGTGGATACGGCTCGACTACATGCACGTTGATATTGAAGTTCTTGAAGATCACGCCAGCCAGGTACATGGGCTCACCCCACGTCCTTGCGTCGACAGATGCCGGGTCTGTTTGTTTCCACGTCTCAATCTGATTTTCGATCGACTGTCTGGTCAGGACTCCGCGTGTGATGTAGTTTCCATCCTTGTCCTTTTGCACTGGCCTGCCGCGTTTGGTTAGCTCTCGCACCGCGGATTCGGGCAGTTCTTCCCCAATACAATTCTCCCACGACGACCCCTCGATGTGGGCAACGCGGTCTGACATCAGCTCGTTGTCAAGAATATCAAATAAATATCCCTGTTGGTCGACAACGGTAGCGTAGACAAGAATGTGGCATTGTGGCTGGCCAGCCTTTGACCTGGTGCGGGCAACCGTCTCTCCCCATACCGGGAATGGTGGCGGCTCGTTCACCCAGATTCGATGCAGATTAGTCCCGGCGTGCGCCGTCTGCTGCTGGTTGAATGTCTTTACGCCGATCACGTTAGAGACACCTACCTTGTGAGGGTGTGGGATTGTGATGCGGTGGTACGTCCCGTTGGAATCCTTCTGGTCTATTTTTGCGCATGGGATCCACTCTTTGATCTCCTGGTACGCAGACCCGTCCTCCTTCATGTCGTCGCCGTTGCAGAGTAGCCTAAGTCTTAGCTTGCCTCCATCGCGAAACTTGGCGATATCGGTGTAATACTGGCTTTTGTTCCAGTCTGCAGACACGAAGTCCGGACCAAGACACGTTCCGGCAATGTCCTGCACAAGGCAGTTTGTCTTGCCGGTACCATTTGCCAGGGTGCACAATGTGATGAACGGGTATGGGGGATTGACCCATGGCGCGACCGCCCTTTCCTGCGCGATGTTCGGCACCCAGAACATGGTTGGGAATTGATCTTTGAGTGCAACCAGATTCTTTTTCAACTCGTAGAGAGCCCGCTCTTCCTGATTGTTTGTGGTCATCCTACCCAGTCCCTTCTGTTTTCCTCTGCCTCGTTGTGAGTGTAATCGGTGAATCTGGCATATTGCTTCTCAAAAGTGAGTCTTTCTACGCCAACAGGGCCATTGCGCTGCTTGCCGATATTCAGCTCGGCTATTCCTCGGCGGTCAGTGTCTGGATTGTACCACTCGTCTCGGTAGATGAACATGACAAGGTCGCCGTCCTGCTCTATTGCTCCAGACTCACGAAGGTCTGAGAGGACCGGCCGTTTGTCTGCCCGCTGCTCACAGGCCCTGGAAAGCTGAGAGAGGACAACTACGGGGATGTTGAGTTCTTTGGCAAGCTGCTTCAAGCCTCGGGTAATTACACCGAGTTCTTCGTTCCTGGTATTGTGTCGGTCCATCGACCCCATGAGTTGGAGGTAATCGATCACGATGAGTGCCAAGTCGCCGGAAACTCGCCTTATCTTCCTGCTCTTTGCCCTAATCTGTGTGACGTTTAACCCTGGGGTGTCATCAATCCATAGTTTCGATGCCTCAAGTACAGCCTGCTGCTGCTCGATCGCTGCAAGCTCTGTGGCATCTATTCGCCCAGAGGATATCCTTTGGCCGTTCACGCTTGTGTTGATCGAGATTACCCGCTTGAGAATCTGCTCCTTTGCCATCTCGAGGGAAAAGAACGCTGTCGGCCTGGTAGTGGCCTCAATGATCGACTGGTTCATACACATCTGGAGCGCCAGAGAGGTCTTGCCCATAGATGGCCGTGCGGCCACAATGACAAGATCGCCAGGTTGTAACCCGCACGTGCGCCTATCGATCCCAGAGAAGCCCGTAGACAGCCCAGTTGGCCTCCCAGACTCATGGGCGGCCCGAATGTCGGCTATGACCGTTGCGTAGAGCACGCCAGCCGTAACAGCCTCATTATCGGCCCGCTCAGTCGCAACATCGAAGATGCCGTGGTCAGCAAGCTCAACAACATCATCCGCGCTCGACTCTGCGTCGTATGCTTGCGTAACACCGTTTGTGAATATATCTATCAATCGGCGTTTCTTAGATGCGTCTATCACCTGAGAGATAGCGTATTGGTTGTTGCGCATGAGGCCAACAGTATCCGTCAGTTCAGACAAATACTCGAGGTCACCGACTTTGTCGAGCATCCCGGTGCATCGCAGTACGTCGGCAACAGATACCAGGTCTGCCGGCATCCCGCGGTTGTAGAGGTCTGTCGCTGTGCGCCAGATTATCTGGTGAGCTGAGGCGTAGAAGTGGTGCTCTGAGATTCCGGCGTCTATGACTTCCTCGAGGGAGGCGTTGCTCACCAAGCACTGACCCAGGATTGCCCTCTCAAGTTCTTTGTGCTGCGGTGGCACCATGGGTATGGCGTCAGTCATCCTCAAACTCCCGCCATGTTGGTGCTGTGGCGTGCTTCTTTGGCTTGACTGCCAACCTGGCCTGTTGGACGTATGATTCGAACTTGGGGCCGAAGAGGGTTTCTGGGCGCAAGTATTTGCTCATCTCCCCGTCAGCCCATTCCGCGACCTTGTGGATTATTACCATCCGAAATTCGTCTACGGTCCAGGACTCATTCAGGCGGGCACTGATCGCTGAGACGGTCTGCTTAGTGTTCGGCCGGTATGACGTGCCCGCTTCCTGGTTGAGGAGTTCGATCACCGAACGGACCGTTGGCATCACGTCGGGTTTTTGTGACCTGATCTCCTCTCCTTTCTCGGGCTCTTTTCTCTTCTCTGAAGAAGAAGAATTATAATTAGAATTATAATTAAGGCGTGCGTTTCGTTTGCGTTTCGTTTGCGTTCGTTTTGCGTTTTTGTTCCCAAGTCGTTGTTTTGCTTGTGACTTATGAACGTCCTCCATTAGCCTTTCGTTGAAAATAACGTCAATTTCTTTGTCATTTTCTGTGCATTTTTTTTGCACAAAAACTCGCACTATTTCGTCACGAATTGAGACCATTGTTCCGCGGTGTTCTCGAGGTTCAATCCACTTGTCGTATGGGACCTTTGCGAGGTCCGCCAGTTCCCGATCATCGTCCGGGAGGTACCCCATCGGTTTGCTGATCCAGGCCTCACACAGAAGGTACATGAACGCCTTTGCGGCGTCCCCTGACATCTTCAAAACCGTCCTCGAACACAGCCAATCCTTGCAGTTCAGCGGCAAATAGTAAATCTTCGCCATCACGCACCACCACGCATAAAAAACACAGCCAGACGTTCCTCCCGGATGAGCCGGGCCCGGGCCTTACGGTATACCGGCGTCTGGCTGTTAGTTGAAATCTTGGCGTGAGCATAGCATAACAGCATTTTCGATACCCTCATCTATAGGAAGTTTGGTCACACAGAGAAGGCCCCTGTGTGTTGGAATAACTATCCACGCACGGCTATGTGCAGGTGCGGGTAATCGCCATCCTGGCGCCCGTTGTGCAGTGACAGGTAAAAGAGGGTCCCGAGCCCTCTGACGCATATTTCTGCGATACGTTCCCTCATAGCACTATCCATGATATCTTCCAGGGATATGTCGATCGCGTTGCCCTTCGCGTGGTCCTCGCCAAGTGGTTCTTGGCCTGTGACGGCCGCCGTAACGACGCAATCGACGTTCCTTGCTGCGAACACGCCAGCTACAACTTGCAGCCCTACCACGGCGGCCTGGCTGAGGCCGACGACAGACACCCCGTCTGCAATGCGAATCACGTCTCACCCTCCTCTTCTTGGACCTCACCATCGGTGATTGACCCTGTGAAGGGTATCTCACGGGAGGGCTGTTGGTCAAGTTTCTGAAGTAATTCAAGTGGTGTAACTTTCATAGCTTTTATCATGGACATCATTTGCAGGAGGGCTTCACCTGCGCCTCCCTCGGTCCTTTGTTCCACCTCAACCGGCGCCTCGTGTCCCAGGATCTTCGAGAAGTGTTTCCTTGCCTCCAGTCTGACACGTGGCTCGATCATCTGGTCGTTTTCGCTCATGTCTTTGAGCCATTTCGCATTGTCCTCAAGTCGGTACCCCTTTCGCCTATTCAGTTTGTCGCGTTGTTCTCTGATATTCTGCCGGTACGTCAGCACCCGCGTTGATCTGGCGATAGTGGTTCCGTTCGTTTTCTCTGAGTAGCCGGCAAGTCGCATAGCCTCTTTCTGTGTGTAGTCTCCAGACTCCAGTAATTCAGCAAACAGCCTTGGGTTCGGCTTTGCTGTGGGCCTACCACACCGTGACCCTTTGATGGACCCCTCAACCTGTTTGCTTTTCCGGCGCTTACTTGGCACTCGAGTCCTCACCGACGCGCTCATAGTGGTTCTCTGCGAAGAGTGACCCGGTTGTGTCCTTCACCTTCTCTTTGCGTTGGTACATTTTTGTGATTCCACACTCACATCGGGACTCATCGCTTGCACCCTCGATCACATCTTTGATCTTCCCGACCTTGTCGATCGGGACATACGCCTCAAACCTTACGAATGCGTGCTGTCTCACTTTAGGTCCTTTCTTTTAGATAAAGTATTCCTTACACCCCTTCGATCACATATCGCCTATCCCGCGACCTCCCTTCAAGGTACTCACGCAGTTCCCCCTCGATCCCTCGGTGTTTGGCCTCTATTCGCAGCTTTTTTAATGCGCCCCACAAGACGGCGTGTACAGCAGCCTCAGTAGATCCGTCGATCTCAGCTACCTCCCCATGAGAGCAACCATATTTCCAACGGTACCTCGGCTCAATCAAATCATCCTTCATGGTCCCCAACCTACCTGGTTATGTTCTCAGGCACCCGCCCTATTTTAGGAATGCGAACCCACGTACAGTCTGTACCGTTCCCGAACGGGCACTCCGTTGGACAACCCTCTGCCTCGTCTGGCAAACAATTCAATATGCACGGTGACTCTTCACCCATTGCACAATCTCTACACATCCATTCAGTTCTGTTAAGCATACATGTCCACCAACGTATCA